CCGCGCACTCGCGTCTGGTTAAATCCTTTGTCTTCTTTCTTGGTAATGATCTTGTGCTTCGCGAACAGCACGCTATCGACTGACTCTTGAATGAGCCCGCTGGCTTTTGCGTGCAGCTTGATCTCGTAGCGGTCGTAACTTTCAGTGTCTGGGCTGTTGTAGGCGCGAATGTGGGTGTGCGCGATTAAAATCAACGACATGTTTTTGTGCATGCGCAGTGAATTAATCGCAGCTAAAAATTCACGCCAGTAATCAAGCGCAAAGACATATCCCTTGCCGTAGCCAAATTCTTCAATCGACTTCTTGCCTTCAACCTGGCAGACCTTTTTCCAGATCAAGGGCTCTAAATGATCAAGGCTGTCGAGCACTAACGTCTCGTAATCGTGCTCCTGCTCAATGAGCGCAGTGATTGCCTCGATCAGCTCGTCATAGCTTTTGATCAGCGGAAACGCCGATAACTCAAGCGCACCTTCGCCGGCTTCGGTTTGTAAAAAGATCGGGTTAGGCGCGGCAGCCGCGAACGTGGTTTTACCCACGCCAGCAGAGCCGAATACGATCATGCTTGGCGGCTTGAGGCCGCTGGTCTTTTTGATTGCAGATAGATCAATCGCCATCAGATCTCACCCCCTGTAATTGAAACGTTGGGCTTTGCAGGAGAGTGAGTGAAGGCTCTCGCGATCTTGCGATACGTGTCAGGCTCGTTGTTTCGCAGATACTTCAAGCGAGCAACGTCGATCGTTTGCGTGAGTTTCAATGGCAGCATGTTCGCTGGCACACTTTCGCGAATTGCTTGCAGCGCAATGTCATCGAGCTTGTAGTTGTTTTTTGTGGTTAATTTGATCTTGCGACCAAACGTTGTAGTGGTTGTCGCACTACCTTCCTCGCGTTGCGCGAGATGCGGGATGAGCTGTTGCTCGATCTCAATGCGACGGGCCCGGCAGTTGTCTTCCAGCGTTTTTTGCTGGAGCCATTGCTCGGCTAGTACGTCTAAGTTTGGTTCGTTATGGGAGGGTGTAACTTCGTTTCTGTATGCATCCATCGTTCATCTCTCGTTTCATGTCGAAATGAGAGCATAAACTATTACTGTAATCTCTGTCTACCAAATGGTTACATAAATTATGAGGCGCACATTTTTTCGTTGATGTACAAGCCCAACACTGGCGACCGAGAATAAGTTTTATCACGGGTAGCCGCAGCTACAATTTCATCAGCAAGCTCGTTAGGGATCTCCTTGTCATATATCCGATCGCCATGAGCCCAAAGAAAATGCGCTTTCCTAATTTGCATGACGCAACCAGCGGCACCATTCCTTTGTAAGTTTTTCAAGAAGTTGTTTTTTCGCATGTGCTGCGAGACGAGTGACTTAGAGGTCCAAAATTCATGACAGGTCATAATTTGGCCTTGCCTTTCGCCATCAGCACAACAAGGTTCTGAGCATGTCCCTACGCAACAGGTGCCTACGTGCCAGATTTCGTACTTATCGGTAGTGCAGCAATGATAATTATCGTTTAAGTAAATTTGGTCTACCGTTTCTCGTATAAATTCTGATGCCCGCTTACTGATAGTCAGGCTGCCTATCTCGTTCATTTTTACCCTGCTTTTTCCTTTCTGGATTTTATAAATAAATCTTTCACATTGAGTAAAGCCGTAAATTCTTCTTCCGTCAATAACTCTACGTCTAATAATTTCGCAATTCGATCAGAATCGCTTTTCGAGCGAACGTTAGAAAACATTTCTTCAACGAGAAATGAGGGTTTCACGTTAAACAATTTGCACAATGCTGCGATAACTTCTTGGCTTGGCAGTCGAGTGGTTCCGGGCATTTTTTGTTGCTCCCACTTAGCGATCGCGTTGTGAGAAACTTTCACACCATATTGTTCTAGCTCTTCGGCCATTTGCCGCAGGCTAAGACCTCGGGCTTGGCGTAGTTCTTGAATCCGTTGGTGAAACGGCACCCTGCTCATATATGTACTCCTGTCTATTTAGTCTCTCGAATGTAAACTTGTAGTTGACTAATAGCAATACTAATTTCACTTCTTGTAACCGCAAAGGTTCACATGTGTAACCGTTTGGTGTACATTTGATTTTTTTTAATTAGGCGAGCGAAATGACACCGAGCAGTTTTTGGCAAGATATCAACGTAACGGACATGGCCGCGCAGCTCGGTTTATCGAGAAATGCCGTGTACAAGTGGAAGAAGAGCGAGAAGGGGATACCCGCTGAAAGAGTGATCGAGATATCTTCATTATGGGATATAAAAAAATCTGCAATTCGGCCTGATTTATGGGCCGAAATAGATGATTGAGGCGCATTTGGAGCCTGTAGAAAAAGCCCGAGCGCTTTTCGAAGAGGGCTTGACGGTTATCCCAGCGCACCCCCAGCAAAAGGTGCCGCTCGTTAATTGGCAAAAATACCAAGGCAAAGAAGTCTCGACAGACGAGTTCGAATACTTTGCCAGCAGCGCTCGGTTTGCTGGTTGCAATTGGGCTATTGTCACCGGCAAAGAGGTTGTGGTCGTCGATGCTGACAGCGCCGAGGCCGAAGCCTGGGTCAAAGAGCACCTACCTTACACCAGCAGAACAGTTGCGACAGCACGCGGTCGGCACTTCTATTATCGAGCCAATCCGAATCTAGAGATCAACAATTCGACCGACCCTGACAGCAAGATTGATGTGCGCGGTCGGGGCGGGATCGTCATCGCTGCCGGCAGTATCCATTCGACTGGCGCCATCTATGAAGAGACGATCGACCAGGGCGTAGACGGCGACTGGCGAGAGCTGCCGATGCTTTCAGCGATGGACCTCGAAAAGATTAACGTTGAAAACAAGCCCAAGCCGCTCATCGATGCAAATCAAGGCGGTTGGCATGACGAGATGATCAGATACGTTGGCGCGCAAGTGCAGCGAGGGCTGACGGACGAGGATATTTTGCAGACCGCAACGGGCTGGACACAGCCCGGCTACACTCATGAGCAAACCTTTGCCGAGTTCAAGGTGGCCATCAAAGGCGCTAGGGACAAGGGCTGGGATCAATTACCAGAAGTTGCGACAGCGCAAGAGATCGCTGAGATCACGGACGCGCTAGCGCCGCAGCCATTGGACCTTGGCATTATTGAAATGCTGCCCAAAAGGGAATGGGTGTATGGCCGGCACTACATCCGCAATTTTCTGAGCGTCACAGTTGCTGCCGGCGGTACGGGCAAAACGGCTTTAACGTTGACAGAAGCGATGGCGATGGCAACTGGACGACCACTCTTAGGCACAGAGACGCAGAAGCGCAAGGTGTGGGTGTGGAATCTTGAAGACCCGTTGGAAGAGCTACAACGAAGAATGGCGGGAATCGTTGTGCATTACGGGATCAAGCCAGAAGAATACGCTGGGCACCTGTTCGTCAACTCAGGTCGCGATAGCAGCGTTGTGCTTGCGGAGAACCGGGGCGGCGAGCCCGTAATTTTGCCAGCCGCGGATATCATCCTCGATTATATCAAAAGAAATCAGATCGATGTCATTATCGTCGATCCGTTTGTTAGCAGTCACAAGCTGAACGAAAACGATAACGGGGCTATGGACCTGGTCGTAAAAACTTGGGGCCGAATTGCGGATCAAGGTGATTGTGCTGTCGAGTTGGTACATCACGTCAGGAAAGCGCAGAACGGCCAGTCAGCGAGCTATGGTGACGCGAGGGGCGCAAGCGCACTAACGGACGCCGCTAGGCACGTTAGGCGACTGACAAGCATGACCTACGAGGAAGCGCGAAATGCTGGCGTAGAAGAGTCTGATCGATGGAGGATTACAAGAGAGGGCGACAGCAAAGACAACTTGGCACCACCAAGTCGCGACAGCTCTTGGCGAGCGATGATCAGCGTGGACATTGGGAACGGCGACAGTATCGGCGTGCCGGAACCTTGGGCTTGGCCCGATCCATTCGATGAAATCACCGTGGCGGACCTCCATGCCGTGCAAGCGGAGATCAGGAACGGCGAATGGCGAGAGGACGTGCGCTCAAAAAATTGGGCGGGAATCGCGATAGCCGACGTGCTGGGGCTCGATTCGGGCCTCGCAGAGAATAAGAGTAAGATTAAACAATTGCTTGCGACGTGGTTAGAAAATCGTGAGCTCAAGGTCGTTGAGCGGGCCGACAATCAGCGCAGATTGCGCAAGTATATTGAGGTCGGAGACGCTCCCAAATGGCAGATCAGCGAGTAACTTGCAGTATTTGCAACACCGAAAAGCCGATAGAGGATTATTGGCCATCAGAGGTCGATAAAAGACGCTGCCGAGATTGCATCAGATTGTCGCGACAGCGCAGATATAACAACTCAGCAGAAAAATACCTCTTCCGGGCTGTGCAAAAGCTCAAGCATTCCCGCGTCAAAAATGGCTTTGATTGGACCATTGATCCCGATGAGATCGTCAATCTCTGGCATACACAGGGCGGTAAATGCGCCGTTAGCGGCCTCAATATGACCCACCACAGGGGCGCAAAAGACAAGAAAATGCCTCTGAATGCTTCTATCGATCGCATTAATAGTGCAGAACATTACATCTCAGGCAACGTTCAACTGGTCTGCTACCAAGTCAATATCATGCGTCACACGCTCGATGTGGGCGAGTTCGAATGGTGGATTCGGACGATTTATGAGCATCAAACCCGCGATCTATGAAACAGGCTGCTCCAGTTGCTCCAGTTGTGCTCCAGTTGGCCAAAATAACTGGAGCAGTCAATAAAACCGGGGCTTTGCGGGAAGTTTGCTCCAGTTGCTCCAGTTTGTTTTCTGCTCCAGTTCATTTG